GGCTTCGGTTACATACCACAATTAGTGGGCTATTCTAAGGCCGCAGGAAAAGAAGTAGGCGGTTGGTGGGTGGTCAACAAAGGCAACGGTGAGTTTAAGTATGTCAGTGCTTCGGAGGTTGACTCTGAGCAGGTAATACAGGACATACAAGAAACGGTAAATTACATAGAGAAAGATGAGCCTTTCAAAAGATGCTTTGAGCCTGTACCTGAGACATACTTTAAGAAGCAATCAGGTAACCTGGTACTTAACAGTGCATGTAAGTTTTGTAGCTTCAAGCATAAGTGTTGGGATAGTTTAAAGACACTACCTTCAAGGGTATCCAAGGCTAAAAACCCACCACAAGTTGACTATGTTTTCATAGGTGATGGCCTTGCAGCGTAGGCACAATAAAAAATTATATCGTAGCGGTCTTGAACAAGAGGCTGCTGCGTTTCTAAAGACAAGACAGAAGTCAGTAGAGTATGAGAAGATAAAGATAGAGTGGGAAGACTTACGCTACCGCACATACACTCCTGACTTTGAGTTAGATAACGGAATAATAATAGAGACTAAAGGAATATTTAGCGCATCAGATAGACGCAAACACATAGAGATACAGAGGCAACATCCAAAGCTAGACATCAGGTTTGTATTCAGCAACGCTAAAGCCAGGCTATACAAAGGAGCTAAATCAAGATACTGTGATTGGTGTGAACAGAAGAACTTTAAGTGGGCGCATCGTATCATACCTGAAGGATGGCTGATAGAAAAAGGCAAGCGGATGAAACATCAGCGTGTCATAGTTAAAAGGAGAACCTAATGGGTTACGAAATAAAGGACGGTGATGTAGCTATAGTCATAAGTCCTGAGCTAGAAAAGGATGAGTGGACAGGAATACTAAGAACAGGATTGGTATTTGGTGAATCAAAAAATCCTGAAGCAGTTAGAAATGCTATGGACTATGCGTTAACTATGGCTGCAACTACAGTAGTGCTAGAAGAATACCCTGAACTTGTGGAGTACTTTGATGACGCAAGGCATACTATACTAAAAGAAATGTTTCCTGAACAGTATGCTGAATCAGAACTTGCACTTGCGAAAGAAAGAGAGTATACCACAGATGGTAACATAATTAAGTTAACCAAGTGGACAAAGACGTTAGGAGAAGCATGACTGATTTAGTAAACAGCCCACCTCATTACAACCAAGCAGGTATAGAATGTATTGATGCTATCCTTGCTGCAACTAACCATAACAAAGAAGGATACCTACAAGGTAACATACTGAAGTACGTGTGGAGGTATGAATACAAGAACGGTCTAGAAGATTTACAAAAGGCACAATGGTATTTGAATAAACTTATTGAGGTATATAAAGAGAAGCACAAATGATACGCAAGTTTAGCGTCACGTATGTGATGGAGGTAGATGAGGACAACAACTTCTTATCTTCTCACGAAGAAGGACATACAGAAGATGTGCATGACTTAGTAAGTAATGTTATGCATGATGTAGATGATATTAGAATACAGAATTTAGTAGTGAAGGAGAGACAATGATAACACAGGAAGACATGGATCATTTTGCAGACATGCAGTCACCTATAATTGACATGTCATACTATCAAGAGCAAGCAGTTAAGACTGCTATCTATACTGATCCTATTATTTACCCTGCGTTGGGATTGGGTAATGAAGCAGGTGAGGTACAGGGTAAGATCAAAAAGATGTTGCGTGATGGTACGTTCAACAAGGATGCTATTGCTGCAGAGATTGGTGATGTATTGTGGTATATTGCTGCGCTGTGTCGTGACCTAGAGATAGACATGGCAGAGGTGGCGTTAAAGAACTTGTCAAAGCTGAAGAGCAGACAGGATAGAGGAACTATACAAGGAAGCGGAGATAATAGATGAACTACTGTGACATGAAAGGTTTGATATGGCCTTTTCTTTTTTGTGTATTTGTGATCTGTGTGTTGCCTGTGCTGCTAGTAGACAACGCAAAGTATTGTAAGCAAAGCATAGTACCCTGCTACCCTTGGACTGACCCACAATGAAACCATCAGAAGCAGCAGAGATAGAAGCAAAGAAAACATTTGAACTGTTTATACTTTGGTCAAAGAGAGTTACTTTAGTAGCAATATTTTTTCTACTATTTGTAGTTTTTAAATGTAACAACGGAGTAGAGACAGGCAAAAGTGCAACAGGAAGTAAGTATAACGGTGAGGTGTACGCACCTACGAATATAGGAGAGGATAAATGAGTAACTTATTACCAACGGACTATCAATCATTCATACATCAATCACGCTACGCAAAGTACGTGGATGGCAAAGGCCGTGAGTCATGGGCTGAAACAGTAGGGCGCTACGTTGACAACGTGGTACGTCCAAAGCTAGGCAACGACTCGTGGGTTAATCAGATAGAGCAAGCTATACTTAACTTGGATGTAATGCCAAGCATGAGAGCCATGATGACTAGTGGTGCTGCGCTAGACAGAGACAACACAGCAGGGTACAACTGTAGTTATTTACCAGTTGATGACCCCAAGTCCTTCGATGAGGCTATGTTCATACTGTTGTGTGGTACAGGCGTAGGCTTCAGCGTGGAGCGTCAGTTTGTGCAGCAGCTACCAGAAGTACCTCAACTGTTTGACAGTGAGACTACCATCGTAGTTAAGGATAGCAAAGAAGGTTGGGCTAAAGCATTCCGTCAACTGCTAGCATTACTATGGGCAGGTGAGATACCAAAGTGGAACGTATCAAAGGTCAGACCTGCAGGTGCTAGACTCAAAACATTTGGTGGTAGAGCTAGTGGACCTGGACCTCTTGTTGAGTTGTTTAACTTCTCAGTACAGACATTCAAGAATGCACAAGGCCGTAAGCTGTCCTCTATGGAGTGTCACGACTTGATGTGTTTCATCGGTCAGATAGTTGTAGTAGGTGGTGTCAGACGTAGTGCTATGATCTCTCTGTCTAACCTTAGTGATGATCGTATGCGTCACGCTAAGTCAGGGCAGTGGTGGGAGACAGCACCTCACAGAGCGTTGGCTAACAACTCTGTATCTTACACAGAGAAGCCAGACATAGAAACATTTATGCGTGAGTGGACTGCTCTAGTAGAAAGTAAGTCAGGTGAGAGAGGTATCTTTAATCGTGAAGCATCTAAAGCACAAGCTGCTAAGTATGGTAGACGTGATCCTGACTGGCAGTTCGGAACTAATCCATGTAGTGAAATCATACTTAGACCCTACCAGTTCTGTAATCTTACGGAGGTTGTTGTTCGTGCCACTGATACGGCTAAAGACTTGGAGCGCAAGGTCAAGATCGCCACAATACTTGGGACAATCCAAAGCTCGTACACAAAGTTTCCATACCTGCGTAAAGTGTGGCAACGTAATACTGAAGAAGAGAGATTGCTTGGTGTGTCTCTGACAGGTATCATGGACAACCCATTGATGACCTCAGTCAACTCTAACCTGGAGAAACTATTAGATGACTTACGAACTGTCGCTGTGGCTGTTAACGATGAATATGCTTCTTTGCTTGGTATACCTCAGTCTGCTGCTATTACCTGCGTCAAACCTTCGGGTACTGTCTCGCAGTTGGTGGACAGTGCCAGTGGTATACATGCTCGTCACTCTCCATATTACATCCGTACTGTACGAGGTGATAATAAAGATCCCCTTACACAGTTTATGATAGACAATGGTGTACCTAATGAGCCTTGTGTGTTCAAAGGAGATACCACTACAGTGTTTAGCTTTCCTGTCAGGTCACCAGAAAATGCTGTGACAAGAGAGAACATGAGTGCTATCGAGCAGCTAGAGACATGGCTTACATACCAACGCCATTGGTGTGAACACAAGCCTAGCGTAACCATATCGGTGCGTGATGATGAGTGGCTTGAGGTAGGTGCATTTGTTTACAAACACTTTGATGAAATGTCAGGTGTGTCATTTTTGCCACACTCAGATCATACCTATCAGCAAGCTCCTTATCAAGACTGCAGTAAAGAAGACTATGCAGAATTACTAAAGCTCATGCCAAAAAAGATTGACTGGAACAAACTTTCAGAGTATGAACAAGAAGACAATACAAAGTCCAGTCAAACATTTGCTTGCTCTGGTGACGTTTGTGAAGTAGTAGATATAACATAGGAGTTATCATGGATTTATTAAGTGCATCAATAACAACACCATTTTGGGTATGGCTTGTGTCAGCTTTGGCTACTGCCTACTACTATGATGTGATGAAGAAACGTATAGATAGAATAGAAAGAAAACTTAACAGCAGAGGTATGCAGTAATGCCGTGGATTTTAATAGCAACTTTCTTCTTCAATGGAGAGCCTATGGTTATGAGTGACAATATTTTTTATGA